TTCAGCACCTTGATAAGCTGCCGTGCAATCACCCGCTGATGGTCCCGCATACGTCCGCCTTCGACAGACTTGCGATGCCGTGCCAGCTTTGCCACAGCCCGGTCAAACTTACCCCAATTTCCAAAGCTGACGGTTTCTTCAATCAGCTTTTCAAGCTTGGGATCGGCATAAAGATTGTACTTTCCACGGCGTTCGGTGTACTGGATGGTAGGTGCAGTCATAGTATTTTTCCTTGTGTGTGAGAGATAAAATGCAAGGCTTCTAATGAGGGTGCCTTGCCAACCCACCAGCGTCTTAATTTTATAGACGTTTGCTGGCTTAACCACGTTTATACTCGTTCGGCTTGGTCAGACTAAGCTCCAACCATTGCTGGATCAATAGCCACAGCTTTAGCTATGATCTTGTTGGCCCTTTTGTGAGCCGCTTCCAGCTTGGCTTCGACCTGTTCAGGACTGTCACCGGCAGGGATGCTGGACGTGGTGCGGATATTTTCCGGCAGCTTGTCAGCGTTGCGGATGACTTTGAAGTTTCCATTGGGGTGTTCAACCATGATCGGAACTCCTGCCTTATCAGCTTTGGCAAACAGCTCTTTGCCTTTGGGAAGTTCGACCCATTCATTGCCTACGAAAGTTTTCATTGTCGCCATTGTCAATCTCCTTTGTTGGCGGTTGGTGAAAAGTCCTTCTTTAATTACTGCTGGACCCTTCATAAGTATTCAGGGTACAGCTAAGAAGTAATTAAGTTAGTCGCAGCCTTCAGTGAGCCAAGCGCACAACGCCATGAATGCGAAAGGCAAAGCCCACAAAATGGGATATGTATCCCATCCTTTGAAACAAAATCCATACATTCCGATTAGGACTGCTGGAAACATCAATAATAAGAATATGTTTCTCATTGCTCTAAACATTAGTCTTCATCCTTTTTGCAAGTCCAAGCCCATAGTGGGGCTTCGCCAAAGTCTTCAACTTCTTTGCCTTCGGCAAAAGCCAGCAGATCAGCCGCTACTTGTTTGGCTTGCTCTCTAGTCAGTGAAACTGACGTAAAAAATTGATCTGCTGTTGTCACTGGATTGTTAGTAGAATCTCTACGCATAGAGATTTGAACGCATGTGCCTCTGAAGTCTCCGCCCCAAAAACGGGCCATGTCAACTCCGTCTGCACGGGATTTTATATCAGTAGCCATAGTAATCTCTCTCCTCAAACGGTTGCGCCTCCAGAAACTTATCAGTTTCTTCCTGTATGTTACGATACAGCTTTTCAGCGTGAAGTTTGAATTGTTCTTCTTCTTGAAAGAACCCGCATATCGTCAGGTGATCTTGGTCCTGATTGACGGGATGGTTTTGCAATTCAAACAAGTTATACTTGTCTAGCATTTCTCTGATCATTAGCTAACCCTCATCAATTGAAACAAAGTCTTACCAACACTAGTTGGTATTTGTTGAGACCCTCCGCAGAACAACCGGCTTATGTCGCAGTACCGCTTTGGTATGGCAGACCACACTTGCAAAACAGCTTGCGCTTGCGACCAGCTTTGATAGGTCGTTGGGCCAGTGGGTACGCCCCTCACCAAGCAAACCTGAGCGGATATATACGCCTTGATGCCGCTTTTCCGGCAAACCAAAGCTATAGTGGTTATACCACTAGTACTTTGGAAAACTTGGATCGTCGCCATGACAACCTCCGGTTATTGGTGAAAATTTAATTAAGCTATCCGACTTTGCCATGTCCCGCTTCGTGATGCTGCATCGTATGCATCCAATGTAGCACCGGGGCTGCCTCCGTAAAGGCATGAGGGAATCGAACCCAAACCCGTCGAATAGCTTAATCAAATTCTCACTAAACTAATTAACCCTTCATAGTATCGTAAGTACTCTACTATGAAGGGCTAATTAGGTATGTCGATTTAACGCTGAAACTGGAAGATGTTTTCCAGCGTTGCTTCGTCTGTGTCCAACGTGGCGATCCATACGCCATTCGCATCATGCAGATCGACGGCTCCGCCGTTCACAGATGTGTGAACTTGAAAGCTGCTATCAAGAAACTGGTCAATCTCTGATTGAAGAACGGTGATGTTTGTCATGGTCAATCTCCTAAGTTTAATTAACGCCCTGTAGTATCGTAAGTACTCTACTACAGGGCTTAAATTAACCTCGTCATTTGAGGTTGTCAAGCCTCGTCAAATGCCAAAGCATTTCATCACCCGCATAACAGTCTTGCAAAGACTGCATAGCGTGTAAAAGCTACGCTTTGTCAAAGACTTAGCTTGACTTCTGGAGTTACTACGAAGTAGTAGAAAGCCGACTACAAAGCATCCTCTGGATGAAATTGTCAAGGCTACTACCAATTACTCTCCTCCGTAGTAACATTCTGTTCCTACTACGGATAGATAATTGGGTTCCCATCGGCAAAGGCTTTGCTGGCAGCTTCGCTGCTATGCGGGGGTAGGCGCAAAAACGCACACGCATGTATATATATAGAACAACACTCTCATTTATGGACAAAAATCTACGGACTACTCATCAAAATAAAAATAAGGTATCCATATTGTTGCATAAATACCACGAGGCGGTACTAATTAGTTCCTTAATAGTATTTTTTTATTATTTTTTTAGTATCTCTATTGTAGAACTTTACAGTATAGTGTATAATATTACTATGGAGAATTTAAATAGTAACTACATAGAGTCTTATGTAAACCTTCAAGGTTTGTTATCTCAACAAGTCAACAATCAATGTAGTGATGACTTCTTGTCTTTTGTCAGATTGATGGCACCTACTATTGTGTCTGACTTTAGGATGGGGCGGCACATTGAAGTTATATCAGATAAACTACAACAAGTGGAAAATGGTGAGATAAAAAGACTAATGGTCTTTCTACCACCACGTTCCTCTAAGTCTGTTGTCTGTTCTAAGTTGTTTCCTGCATGGTACATAGGTAGAAACCCTGAACATGAGCTACTAACAATATCTCACAGTGATCAGCTTGCCAGTGACTTTGGTAGATCAGTAAGAGATATAGTGAACACCGAAGAGTTTTCTAAGGTATTTAGAGGGGTGGCTCTCCGTAGTGATGTTAGGGCAGCAGGTAAGTGGAAGACAAATCAGAACGGCACCTACTATGCTGCTGGTGTGCGCTCTCAAATCGCAGGTCGAGGCGCACATGTGGCGATTCTAGATGATGCAATGTCGGAAGAGGATGCGATCTCTAGCGCAGGTAGGCGCTTTATCAAGGAATGGTACCCCGCAGGTTTGAGAACACGTATCATGCCTGATGGGGCTATCGTAATAATCAACACCAGATATCACTATGATGATCTCTGTGGCTGGCTTCTCAAGCAACAGGAGAACATGCCTGACTATGAGACGATACCGTGGGATGTTGTAAAGATACCTGCGTGGGTTGATGACGATGCGGCGGAACTTCTTGACCTACCTGTAGGCACCAGCTACTTTCCTGAGTGGAAACCGGATCATGTACTGAAGGTAGATGAGAACGAGATCAAGGCCAGCAATGGTAGCAGGTATTGGAATGCGCTGTACATGCAAGACCCCACACCAGAAGAAGGTGGTCTTATAAAGAAACGCTGGATACAAGATTGGGAATATGAAGAACCGCCTAACTGCGAGTTTGTCATACAAACATACGATACTGCTTTCTCTACTTCTACCACGGCTGACTACAGCGTAATACAGACGTGGGGCATATTCTATATGTATGACCAAGACGAGAAAGGCAGAGAAGACTTTGCGGCTCACCTGATACTTCTTGGTAACATCAAGGGCCGCTTTGAATATCCAGAACTGAGGCGGCTGGCGCAGAAACTGTATAACGATCACAGACCTGATGTGTGTATGGTGGAAAAGAAAGCATCCGGCCAATCTCTTATACAGGACATGCGTAGGGCGGGACTCCCGGTAATGGAATATAATCCTGACAGAGACAAGGTATCCAGAGTTTATGCGGCCAGCCCTATCATGGAGGCAGGTAGACTGTGGATACCAAAGAGTAAGAAATGGGCAGACGATCTCATTGAAGAACTAATAAGATTTCCTAATGCAGCACACGATGACCAAGTGGATGCCCTGACAATGGCAGTGCATTACATGAAGGAATCGTGGCACCTTTCACACCCTGAAGACCCTGAAGAAGAAGAGGATCGGGTAAGCAGGGGTAGAGCAACATACTGGAATGTTTGATAAACATTTGGGATTTTTAAGTTTGTGTGCTATAATTAATGCAGGGAACAAAATTTTTAATAGGGAAATAAATGGCTACTGAAAGAAACCCATACGATACAATGCCACAAGAAGTTGGTGATGTTGTTGCTCTTCCTGTAGAAGAAGAGGCTAATGCAACCTTTGAAGTTGATCCTTCGGACGGCGGTGTCATTGTTGACTTCTCTGAAGAGAATGTAGACATGGAAGCATCAGAGTATGTTACCGAATGGTTTGGTGATATGTCTGAACTTCTTGAGGAAGACCAGCTAGATGAGATTGCAAACAGTGTAATTGAAAACTATCAGTCTGATAAAGATTCCCGTGCAGAATGGGAGTCCATGTTTGAAAGCGGCTTTGATCTTCTTGGTCTTAAACTAGAACAAGGTTCTGAACCCTTTGAAGGTGCCTGCACTGCTGTACATCCTCTTCTAATTGAATCAGCGGTTAAGTTTCAGTCCAAAGCTTCAGGTGAACTATTTCCGGCAAGCGGTCCTATCAAGGCACAGATACTTGGTAAGTCAAACGCAGAAAAAGAATTACAAGCTAATAGAGTTCAAGACTTTATGAACTATCAAGTAACGGAGCAGATGCCCGAATACTTTGATGAGTTTGAAAGGATGCTGTTCCATCTGCCTATCATTGGATCGGCATTTAAAAAGCTGTACTATGACGCAACAACCAAACGCCCCCGCTCTGAGTTTATTCCTATTGACCAGTTCTATGTGTCATACTATGCAACTGATCTTGCTAACGCAGATCGTTACACACATGTAATTTATCGCAGCCCTGTTGAGATAGCACGAGATATTAACGCTGGCGTTTATCAGCCCGTTGATCTTCCTGAACCATCATCTAATAACATTACAACTTTTGCAGAGAAGATGGATACGATCATTGGATTGTCTCCCTCCTCTGACAACGATCCTCAGTACGTGCTGCTGGAACAGCACTGCTATCTTGACATAGAAGAGGAAGACTTTCCTCTTCCCTATATTGTTACTGTTGAGAGTCAGTCTCGACAGATACTAAGCATTCGTAGAAACTACAACCAAGATGATCCAAACAAAGAAAAGATAGAACATTTTGTTCACTATAGGTTTGTACCGGGTTTTGGTTTTTACGGTCTTGGCCTTATACACTTTCTTGGTAATTTGACTATGAGTGCTACTGCGGCAATGCGTTCGCTGATAGATGCAGGGCAGTTTGCAAATCTACCGGGAGGGTTTAAGGCTAAAGGAGTAAGGATGGTTGGCGACAACGAACCTATTGCTCCCGGCGAGTTCAAGGAGGTTGAGGCAACTGGTATAGATTTATCAAAGGCTATTGTTCCCCTCCCTTATAAGGAGCCTTCCTCTACTCTATTCCAGATGTTGAATTTCGTAGCTACTGCTGGACAGAAGTTTGCGGACAGCACGGAGCAAGTTATCTCCGATGCTGCCTCCTATGGACCCGTTGGCACCACTATGGCTTTGCTTGAAGCAAGCAGTAAGTTTTTCTCCGCAATCCATAAACGGCTTCACAAGTCTCAGAAAGACGAGTTCCGTATTCTTGCACGGATTGACTATGACTATCTTCCCGCTGAATATCCTTATGATGTTCCATATGAAGATCGTAGTGTATTTAAGAATGACTTTGATGGACGTGTAGATATTATTCCGGTATCTGATCCTAACATTCCATCTAATGCACACCGCATGATGATGGCAAACATGGCACTGCAAATGGCGCAGCAGTCTCCTCCCGGTATGTTCAATCTGGAGGAACTAAACAGAACAATTCTTAATGCAGCCAACATGCCTAATGTTGATCAGATACTTCCACCGAAGATTGAACCTAAACCGCTTGATCCTGTTTCGGATATCATGGCTGCTACTAAAGGTGTGCCTATTGCTGCATTCCCCGGCCAGAACCATGATGCACATATACAGATTAAGCTGGCATATCTAGAAGACCCGCTAAATGGTAAGAACCCAATCATGCAGCGTATTGCTCCAATACTTCAAGCAAACATTCAAGAACACTCTATCATGAAGTATCAGGAGCAGATGAATGGCGTAACTGATCAGATGATGCAGGGGGTAAGCCCTGAAGAAGCGCAGAACCCCGCTGTTGTTGAAATGGTTATGGCACAAGCTGCCCAACAAATTCTTAACGCTAATCAGGCGATGGGTCAGGCTCAGTCTCCTGAACAACAGCTTGTATCTTTGGAACAGGCAAAGGTTGAACTTGAGAAACAGAAATTAGAGTCTGATACTATGGTTCAGGCCGCTGAGATGGAACTCAAGACCAAGAAGCTTAAACTTGAAGAAGCTGATCAGATCATTGATCTTCTCAAGACTAATGCTGCTAACAGCATGAAAGAAGAGAAAGCAGAACTTGATCGTGATGCGAAAGAGCGTCTCAAGGAACTAGATATTGAAGGAAAGCTGGACATTGAAGATTTTAAAGTAACAGCAGAAAATGAAAGACAGGTTGCCCAAACAATTAAAGATATGTTAGAGGCAAGAATGCAAGACGATAAAGATATGGAAGAAAAAGCTCTTGAAGCTTTAACACAACTAGCAGTATCTCAAAGGGAGAATAATTATGATGACTAAAGGTAAAGGGTATCCTGAACATGTAAAGGATACTGGTAAAAGTTTTGGTGATGCGTATGCACAGGATATTACGGGTGGACGTAATATTCGCAGCGCACTCAACGAATGGGATGACTTCTCTTGGAAGACTTCTGATACCAAGAAGGGTTCTAAAAAGAAGTAGATGAATATTTGGGATGAAGTGGTTGATGGGTTTAACGAAGAAATACATAAACTCAGACTTACATTATCAAATGGTTCTGCGGAGGATTATCCGCATTACCGCCAAATAGTAGGCTCCATTTCAAGTCTTGAGTGGGCCAGAGATAACTTAACTGATATAGTAAAAAAACGCATGTATATGGAGGACGACTAAAGAAATGCAACAAGTAAGTATGGGTGGTGCGATCAAAAATGATCTTTGGATTACGGATGTAGATGAAGCTCCTAATCCCTCACCGTTGCCGAGTATACCGGGCTTTCATGTTTTGGTTCGACCTGTCTCGGTAAAAAGCGTAACTAAAGGCGGTATTCTAATACCGGATTCAACTAAAGACGATATGGCTTATCTAACCACTGTAGCACAAGTTCTTTCTATGGGAGATTTGGCTTACATGGATAAAGATAAGTTTCCTTCTGGAGCATGGTGTAACGTAGGAGATTATGTCTGCTATGGTAAACATGCTGGAACTAAGTTGTTTTACAAAGGGGTTAGACTTATTCTTTTGTTTGATGACCAGATCATTATGAAGGTAGAAGACCCAAAAGACCTCGACCCCACATTTAATTTAGGAAAAGGGTCTGCATGATTTGGGAAAAGTAACATAGTGTGATATAATATTATTAACGTAAATCGTTTGTATCGTTAGCAACGGAGAGTAAAATGTCAGAACAAGATGGCTGGAATAACATTGAAGTTCCAGAAGAAGATAAAATTGAAATTGAAATTGAACAGGATGAACCTCAAGAAATTGAAGAGGAGCAGCCTGTAGTAGAAGCTAAAGAAGAGCCGAAAGAAGAAATTAAAGAAAAGCCTCCTGAACTGGAAGGCATTGAAACTAAAGGTGCAGAAAAAAGAATACGTCAGCTTATTCGTCAGCGTAAAGAACGTGAAGAAGAAGTTGAACAGCTATTAGAAACTAATAGAAAACTTACTGAAACATTAAAGCAAAAAGAAGAAGAAGTTTTTAATGTTAGTAAA